ATTTAACGTAGAACAACCATTTAAATTTATGGAACAAATTGCCGTTGAGACTAAAGGTAATTTCTTCGAGTCAAGAACTATGGAATATCAAAAAGCAAAGTTAAACGAAACAATAACATTCACAGACGATTTTTAAATTATATAATATGTCATTAAAAATAACAAAAAGAAGTGGTGATAATGTAGCATTTAACCCACAAAAAATTTACAACCGAGTAAAGAGAGCAGCCAAAGGATTAAATGTTAATTCTGATGAAATCTTTATTAAAGTAATTACTTCGGTACCAACCGAAGGTAAAGTCACAACTAAAGAGTTGGATAAATTGATTTACGAGATTGCAGCAGCATACACCGGTAGTCATCACGATTATTCACGTTTAGCATCATCAGTTGCAATATCATCATATCACAAAGAAACTAATGATAGTTTTTGTGAGACAATGGATGTGTTGTATTATGATGGTATCATTAATGAAGATTTGATGATTAAAATAAATGAGTACGGAAAAGAAAATATCGATTCAGTTATTAACCACGAAAATGATTATAATTTTGATTATTTTGCTTGGAGGTCATTACAAGAAATGTATCTATTAAAAAGACCTAATGGTCAAGTAATAGAAAGACCACAACATATGTATATGAGAGTTGCATTGTGGGTTACCGAAACATTTGAACAAGCTAAGGAATATTACAATTCTTTATCTAATCAACTTATATCTAAGGCAACACCTATTATGATTAATTCAGGAACTAAAGTTCCACAATTGGCATCTTGTGTATTACATTATAACGATTCTGATTCAAGAGAAGGTTTACTAGGTACTTTGAGAGACATTTCAACATTTTCTTCAGATGCTGCCGGTATCGGACTTTCAATGTCAAACATCCGTAGCAAAGAAAGTAGAATTTCAACTTCAGGTGGGTATGCCGGTGGACTTTTAAAATACTTAAAAATTGTAAACGAATCACTTAGATTCTTTAATCAACAAGGTCGTAGACCGGGTAGTGCCGCTATCTATCTTGAACCTTGGCATAAAGATATTTTTGATTTGTTAGATATTAAAAAGAACACAGGGGCAGAAGAACTAAGAGCTCGTGATTTATTTACGGCACTTTGGATTCCTGATAATTTTATGAGGGCAGTTAAAAATAATACTGATTGGTATTTGTTCTGTCCTAACGATATTAAAAGGGCTGGATTGAAACCATTACAAGAATGTTATGGTGAAGAGTATGAAGAAGTGTATAACACAGCAGTTAGCATGAATCTAGGTAAAAAAGTTAAAGCACAAGACATTTGGACTAAAATTGTTGAGTCACAAGTAGAGACAGGTGTTCCTTATTTATGTTCTAAAGACAACGCAAACAGAAAAACTAACCACCAAAATATTGGGGTAATTAAGCAATCTAACTTGTGTAATGAGATTTACCAATATACCGACGAGAAGACTACGGCTATTTGTACTTTATCATCTATGGTATTGAAAAACTTTGTAAAAGATGGCGAATTCAACTTCAACTTATTATATGAAGAAACACGTAAAGTTGTAAGGTCGTTAAACAAAGTCGTTGACATTAACAACTATTCAACTGAAAAGGGACGTAGAGGTGGATTAGAACAAAGGGCGATAGCTATTGGGACACAAGGTTTGGCTGACGTATTTTATTTAATGGATTACACTTTCACATCTGATGAAGCAAAAAAATTAAATAAAAATATTTTTGAAACTATCTATTTTGCGGCAATCACAGAAAGTAATGCATTATGTATGGACGGTAAGTATCAACCATATTCATTTTTTAAAGATTCACCTATGTCTAAAGGGATTTTCCAATTCGATATGTGGAATGTTAATGAAACGGAACTTTCTGGAATGTGGGATTGGAACAAATTAAAGAAAAGCGTATCCGATTATGGTGTTTGTAATTCACTATTCACAGCTCAAATGCCGGTGGCATCTTCAGCAAAAATCACAGGTTCATACGAAATGACAGAACCGGCGCACTCAGCAATCTTTAACAGACGTGTTGTAGGTGGTGAGATTATGATAGTAAACAAATACCTAATCAACGACTTTGAAAAAATTGGTATTTGGTCTGAAGATTTGAAAAATGAAATTATCCTTAACGAAGGGTCAATTCAAAATATTAACTTTAACAATTACTTGGACCCTGAAGACAAGAACTATTTGAAAAAAGTAAAAAGAATTGAACACTTAATTCCTAAGTATAAAACAATTTGGGAGATTTCGCAGAAACAACTAATTGATATGGCCGCGGATAGGGCGCCATTCATCGACCAATCACAGTCAATGAATATCTATATGGGTAACCCAACTTTATCTAAAATCACATCGTCACACTTCCACTCTTGGGAAAGAGGTTTGAAAACATTGTGTTACTATGTAAGAACCAAAGCAATTTCAACAGGTGCAAAACACTTAGCGGTTGACGTATCAAAAATACAACAACCCAAAGTTAAAGTTGAAATACCTAGTGTTAGTTATAGTGATATGAACCTACCACCAAAACCTGAAAATAGTGACTTTGATTGTTTTGGGTGTTCATCCTAATTTAGATACCAATCCCGACACTATGTCGGGATTTTTTATTTCATAACTATTTATTGAAAATATCACGACACTATATTTATGTAATATGGCTAACGGAATTACATATGGTATAAATTTTCCTTTTTTACAAAGTCCAAAAGGTGATTACCTTAAACTTACTGAAACAACAGATGAAGAAATAAGGACAGATTTAATACATTTACTTCTTACAAGAAGAGGTAGTCGTTATTTTTTACCTGATTTTGGCACTAGATTGTATGAATATATTTTTGAACCTCTTGACGGTGCAACATTTGAAGAAATAAGGGCTGAAATAGAAGAACAGGTATCGACTTATATACCAAACCTTACTATTAATAGTATTACAGTTGAACCATATACCGAATCGGGTGATGTAGTTGGTCAGTTAGATTATGAACTATTAGGTCAAGCAAGTATTTATCGTATACCTGGTGCAAATACCGCAGAATATACCGCAAAAATAAAAATTGATTATACTAATGACGCAAGGGCATTTGGTAGTAGACAATTTGTAATAATTAATATATAAAATGGCAAACAACAAAATTAATTATACTGATAGAGATTTTGAAGCAATTAGACAAGGGCTTATAGACTATACAAAACAGTATTATCCTGAACTTGTTCAAAATTTTAATGATGCTTCTGTTTTTTCAGTACTTATGGATTTAAATGCTGCGGTGGCTGATAATCTTCATTTTCACATTGATAGAAGTATACAGGAAACCGTACTTCAGTATGCCCAACAAAAATCATCAATATATAATATTGCAAGAACTTATGGTTTGAAAATACCGGGATATAGACCATCTGTGGCGGTTGTTGATATTTCTATCACAGTTCCACCTTTTGGTGACGCGGAAGATTTTAGATATTTAGGAGTATTAAGAGCAGGGTCACAATTCAATGGTGGTGGTAATACCTTTGAAACCGTTTATGATGTAGATTTTTCAACACAATACAATCAAGAAGGTGAAGTAAATAGAACTAAAATCCCAACTTTTGATGCCAACAACAAAGTTATTAATTATGTAATAACAAAAAGAGAAGTTGTTGTTAACGGAACAACAAAAGTATTTAAACGAGTTATTAATCCGTCAGACGTAGTTCCGTTCTTTAATTTCTTTTTACCTGAAAGAAACGTTTTAGGTGTCACATCAATTATACAAAAAGATGGTACTGGATACCCTAATGTTCCTAATTACACAGAATTTGCGACATCAACTAATAGGTGGTACGAGGTTGATGCATTGGCTGAAGATACAGTTTTTATTGAAGACCCAACAAAACCAGTTGACAATGCTGGTGTAAAAGTTGGAAAATATATTAAAACAGATAAAAGATTTGTTACTGAATATACACCCGAAGGTTTTATGAAAGTACAATTTGGTGCTGGAACAACAACGCCAAATGACCAACTAACTAATTTTGCAAAAAATGGAATAAAATTAGATTTGGCGAATTATCAAAATAATATAGGATTAGGTCTTACTGTACAACCAAATACAACAATATTTGTTCAATATAGAACTGGTGGTGGTTTAGCTTCAAATGTTGGGGTAGGTGTGATTAATCAAGTAGGTACTATTGATTTTGCGGTGAACGGTCCGTCAAGTAGTATAAATTCTAATGTTATTAATTCTTTGACAGTTAATAATGTGACAGCAGCAATTGGAGGAGCAAACCCACCTTCGACTGAAGAAGTAAGAAATATGGTATCATTTAATTTTGCCGCACAAAAAAGAGCAGTAACAGTAAACGACTACAAATCTTTAATTGATACGATGCCTGGTCGATTTGGGGCACCGGCTAAAGTTGCAATCACTGAAAATAATAATAAAATTACAGTACAAATTTTATCATACGACCAAAATGGTAAACTAACTCAAACTGTTTCTAATAACCTAAAATCTAATTTGGCCACTTACCTATCTAAGTATAGAATGATTAATGACTACATTTCAATTGATGTTGCTCGTGTTATTGATTTAGCTTTTGATATATATGTAGTTTTAGAATCAAATGTTAACAGAGGTCAGGTTATAACAGAAATTATTAATCAAGTGTCTAATTATATGGCACCTGAAAATAGAGATTTAGGTCAAAACGTAAATGTATCTGATGTTAGAAAATTAATACAAAACACGGCTGGGGTATTAACTTTAACTAACTTACAAGTATTCAATAAAGTGGGTGGTCAATACTCTACTTCTGAAACATCACAGAGATATTCAAATCTTACCACTAAAGAAATACAACTTATTGATGATACGATTTATGCTGAACCAACACAAGTTTATCAAGTAAGATTTAATAACAAAGACATTAAAGTATTTGTTAAAAATTTAGCAACTGTAGATTTCTCATAAGATTATTTATTTCCTACGTGTCTTACCTACTTTTAAAATGGGTAAAATAACTATTTATTTTTAAAAGACTAATGACGAAAAGTTATAGGATAAGAACAGCACCGGGTACGGACAAAAATATTAGAGTCAATATAAATCAAGATTTTGACTTTTTAGAAATACTTTCTTTAAAATTAAGGCAAGAAGATGTCTATACTAGATTCTGTGCCGATTATGGTGTGGTTGCTGGTAGAGTCATAGTTAATGGTGGGTACGGTATACCTAATGCTAATGTTTCTATATTTGTTCCGCTTGATGCTATTGATGAAAACGACCCTGTAATATCAACACTTTATCCATATACATCAACAGACACTAAAAATGAAGATGGGTATCGTTATAATCTTTTACCATACAGACAAGAATACAGTGGGCACAAACCAACAGGAACATTTCCCGATAGAGAAGATATTCTTACAAGAACCGAAGTCTTAGAGGTTTACGAAAAGTATTATAAGTTCACGGTAAAAACAAATGAAAGTGGTGATTTTATGATAATTGGGGCACCACTCGGTATCCAAACCTTAGTTTTAGATTTAGATTTATCAAACATCGGTTGTTTTTCATTAAGACCTGCTGATTTGATTAGGTCAGGTCTTGCAACCGCAGAACAGTTTGATGGGGACCAGTTTAAATCATCAACAGATTTAGACTCGTTACCACAATTAGTTAATATCAAACAAGATATTGAAGTTACTTCTTTTTGGGGTGAAAATGAAATATGTAATATTGGTATAACAAGAGCGGATTTTGATTTAAGGGAATTTGGAATTGATATTAAACCTCATGCGGTTTTTATGGGGTCTATATTTTCAACCGCAGACGAAGACTTTTTAAAAACAAATTGTAAACCAAAAAAAGATTCAGGTAATCTTTGTGATTTGGTTACTGGTTCAGGAACAATATTAGCTATTAGACAAACAATTAATTATGATGTTGATGGTAGGCCTATATTAGAACAATATACGTTACCTGAAGGGGGTAAAGTTATTGACGACGATGGTACTTGGTTAGTTGAGGTACCAATGAACTTGGATTATGTAACAACAAATGAATTTGGAGAACAAATATTATCTAATGACCCATCTGTTGGTATACCAACAAAGGCGAAGTACCGTTTTAGAATAAAATATCAAAACGAAGATGGTTTAGAAAATAATATTTTAAGGGCTGATTATTTAGTACCTAACATTAAAGAATGGGGGTGGACAAGTATAAATCCACCTGCTGGGTCAGCTGCACAATTACAGTCATATGCCTTCAGTTTAGATTGGAATGACTACGGTGATAGTAACACAACTATTGGTCAGCAAATGATTAATGAAGCTATTAATTGTGAAGATAGATTTTATGAGTTTAATTATAATAAAGTTTATACAATCGCCAATTTCTTAGATAGATGGAAGTGGGGTTACAATAGAAGTAGACATTTAGGAATAAAAGAAATTACAGATAGAACATGTACAACGACAACTAATAGATTTCCAGTTAATGACGGTGTAAAAAACTTCGACTTTATATTTTTCTTATTCAATCTACTTGTAACCATTCTTACTCCTGTTTTTGTAGCTTTAATACCCGTTCTTCACGTTTTGGCATTAGCTTGGCCAATATTAAAGTGGGTTATTGCAATTATGTTTCCCGCCTACCTTTTATTTCAGGCGGTACAATTTGGTATTGCTGCCGTGGCAGCATTTCCTGCGGTAGGTTTGATTGTTGTATATGCCGCGGTTGCTTTAATATTAGCAGCTGCAGCAACCCTATTCGCAATTAAAGTCGCACCAATGCTGGTTAAATTTAAGTTTAAAGGGATAACATTACCGATGATGTCATATCCTGATTGTGAGGCGTGTCCTTGTGATACAGATGATTTACAGATGGACGAGGTCCAAGGTAATATTTTTGGAGGTGGAGGTAATCAAGAGGCGAAAATAGGTAAGTATACTGTAAACAGTAGAACTAATGGTTCCATTCTAGCGGACACAAACTCAAATCAACTATTTCTTAGTGCGCCAAACACCAATCTTTGTAACTTTGATTCAAATGGGGACCAAATATTACAATCAGGTTACCCAACATATTTCTGTACTATAGACCCTGAAAGTTATTCAGGAACAGAAAATAAAAGAAATACAAAATATCAAGCAGATAGTTTTGGTATACGATATGGTATTGCGGGATACCCAACTGCGCCTGAAATAGGGATGCCTGTAGTTACTAAATTTTCTGAAGATAAGTATTTTCCAAATAGAGACGTAACATTATCTCAATCATTTAACTTAGCAAACCTTAGAATAAGATATTTCGATACTACCGCACCAAATGTTATTAAAACAACAATTAATACCAACAACCCTCCAATCTATGATAATATTATGATGTTGGTTGTTGACCAAAATACGATATCACAAATGACATCTGGTAGTTTGGTAACTTTCACAAACCCTGACAATATTAATGATATTAACATAACAGGAGCTTCTGTTACAAATCAATTCGGTAGTAATTCAATTACGGGTAGTACACAATTATCAACTACAGTACCAATAACATACATCAATCAAAATGGAAACCCACAGACGGTACAAGTTCAAATCACAGGTAATACTGACGGAAAAGAATATCTTTATAAAACGGGTATAGAATATTTCCAAGTAGTAACAGGTATGACTTTAAATGATTTGGATTTACAGACAAATGGAATTAAGTTAAACAACCAACCAAACCCTAACTCACAATTAGATACTACAAATATCATTAGAAAGTATATTTTAAATAAATTACAAAGAATTACATACGAAGATAACTCAGGTATTGGCGATAATGGACAATTTAGAAATGAAGTAATTAACCCACTTACAATAATGGGGAGTAATTGGAAAAATTTAGAAATTTTATTTTTAGTAAGGGGTGTTGACCCTTATACCGATACACAAAATATCGAGTATGATTTATCAAGACTATTTGGTTATAGTTTTGGACAAGGACCAAAAGTTTCAGGACAATTCTATATGAATATACCAATTCAACCAAACTCAGGTTCTGGTACTTGGTGGTATGATGGTAAAACACCTGAATCACACAGTGTTGCTTACGCCACATCAAAACTTTACCACCAACCATTCAATTTTAATACAGGTACACAATTTAGTTCAGTTACATCTAATAATATTAGATATTATTCATCTTTAGATAAATCTACTAACACCATTACTGCAAATGGTGGACTTCCTTTATCAACATACACTGCAAGTGGTTTAGGTATTGATGATAATGGAAACGGAACACAACAGATAAGATTCTACGGGACATCATATCAGGGGAGAGTTGAAGGTGGGGCTTTAATGGCGTCAAGTAATAGTGTTAATAACAACACGATTACTGCATTTAGTAACTATAATGGTAGATTATATAGTCCTGTTTATGGTTCAATTTCTTATACTATACCATCAGGGGCGAACCCTAAATTATTATTAAGGTCAGATAGATTACCAACATCTGATGTACAACAGACATTCGGCACTCGTTCAATGTTATTACATCAAAATGATAAATTTTCGATGTACATTAATAATAATAGTGGACCTTCTACTGTATTTTCAGTAACTGCCACTGATACGACTAATAATGCACAAGACTTTGGACCTGATGGCCCACAAACAACCGCAAGTAGTGTATTATCTACTTTTGATTGTGCGGGGATGGTACCTTTAGATTGTTACCAAATTGACCCGGCAACAAATACTTTTACTGTTTTATCACCTTGTGCTGAAAATCAAAACCCTGTAAGAATAAAATCAGGGTGTTACCAATTTATTCAAAAACCATATGTTGCAAACATTGGTAAAGATTTAGAAAACTTCTCCGAATGGAAAGCTAGATTTAGAATGATGTTTGGGGCTTGTAGAGGTATTTTTTCACACGTCTTCCAAAACAATTGGGTTAATGGTACGTTATATATGTTCTCGTTTAAAAAACAAACGATAACTTCAATATTAGGTCAACCAAAATCATATAAGTATTGTGGTACATATGAAAGTAATGTGAGACCGGGACAAGGACCAATTTTTTACACTTCAGGTTCAACTAATTCATTCTTTTATCGCTCAACACCATACAATGGTACTAATTTTATAGGTCAAGTACCACAACAAGGTACATACTCAAACCCAACGCCAGCACCGGTTGATTTTGGAGGTGCTAATGATAGAAACATTATGTTCCCAACAACTATAATGGATTTAGGACCAAGAGATGAATTTACCTTTGAAATTTGTGCAAACCCAAATCTTCAAGGATATTTGGTAGATACGATAAAATCCACATCATTTAATGACACATCTGATTTATTACAATTATTTATTATATCACGTTTAATAAATACGAATTTCTTAGGTGCGTTATTAGGTTTAGGTGATGCATCCATCAATAAAATGTTTTCAAGAAGTGATGATAGATTGGATGGTGATTTAACACAGTTATTTAGTATTAACTCTGAGTATGGTGTTGAAGGGTTTAGTGAGGATGAATATGATGGTGTAAATGATATATATATTGCAACATCGGGACCGGCAACATTAGGAGTATTCTTCACATCTAGTACCGAAAACAGGGTAGAATTATCACCTGGTGTTACGACATTCACACCACAACTTACAAATTTCTTTGGTTACCCTAAAACACAAGAAGTACCATTCTACCAATGGCAACTTAACCAACAACAAGTCCCAACTATTTTTGGTTCCGATATTAATGATTGGAATACTAATTTAATAGGTGGAGGATTTTACAAACAAAAATACCAAGGATTAAGTTTTAAATATGCACCATTATCGCAATACTTTAACAATTTAAATAGTGGACAAAAAGGGTTTATTTATAACTCAAATGCATCGGGTAACGATATAACTATCCCACCTGGGCAATCAAATAGTTTCTTAGTTGGTGCTCCATATCATTTCTATTTTGGTCTTAATAAAGGTAAGAGTGCAATTAACAGGTATATAACAAAATTTATTTTTAATCAGGATGTCTAATGAAAACGAAATATTAATAGTTTTAGGTTCAAAACAGTTTGCTGGAAACTCAGACAAAGATATTTGGATTCAACCACCTTTGATTGGGGATATGAGAACTATGGTTGAAGGTGATAGGTCTTTAACTTTAAATTTGGCACAGCAGTTTGATACTGAAAGACAGGTTAGTGACGTATTTAGAATTTCTGGTAAAATTACAAACGTTTTTAAAAATTCAGTATCAGGTGCCTGCTCATACACACCGTTTAAAAATATACTTTATTATACTAATGAAATTGCAAACGCCACATCAAACCTTTTACCTGGCTCAAACGTTGCGTGGGAAGGTTATCCGCAGTTTGATGAGTTTACATTTATTAGATATAGTGCGATAACAGGACATAGAAACTTTATTACAAAAAGCGCAACTTCATATAATTGGATGTTAAATTTAACATACCCATTTAGTAGTGATACAACACAACCAATGGCCTATACGAATGAAAAGTATGGGGTCACAGTAAACTTTACTGCTTCTGACGGTATACCATTTGTGATGGATACAGGTCAATTTGATGGTAAAAATGTTGTGTATTTTTATTGTGGGACAAAACATAATTTATCTGTAGGTGAATGGGTTGAATTAGAAATACCCTTAGTCCCTGGAGGTTTAAACGGAAAGAAACTTTATCAAGTATTTTCACTTGGTGATGGGTCTTATCGTTCAGAAGAAAAAGTATTTACAATATTTAATTTGAAATTTCCCACTAACCAAACGACGACAGGTTTTTACGGTACATTTAAAAGGGTTTCTAATATTGTGAACAGTGGTGAAACAAAATCAATTTATTATGTAAGATTACATAAAGTAATAGCTGAACACAAAGATTTTATAATCAATCAGGCTGGTTTTGAAAATAATCCATTTAGTACTAAAACAAAATTAGAATTTTCCGCTTTAACGCCAAACAATACGCAAAGGATTTCAGTTAAAGAAGGTTCCAAAACGTTTAGTTTTACACTTAATAAAGACATTTCAATCAATGGTTATAAAGATAATAATGGTAAACCGATTACACAACTATTTTTAACTGCAATACAAAGGGGTTATATGGGTTGGTTTAATCCACCTGCAATCAATGCAAGTAACACACCAACCGCAATTGACATAGGATGGAGTTTTAACTTCTTAGAAAACTCTGTTGATACTTGGTGGGACCATTTTAATACAACAAATAAAGATAATATACCATTAAATTTTTACGAACAACCACAAGGTAGTGGTCAGTATTTTTATTATAATGATTTTTTAAGTGAAGGTGATATATTAAAAGGTGATTTTTGTGAATATAATTTTATTGAGCAAGAGGAGTATGTGTTATCACCCTTGTACCATAAATATTCTTTCAATAACGCTTACTTTTTAGATAACTCACCAGTAAATCTACCAAGTGGATACGCCTATGAACCACACACATCTATCCCTATAAGAGTTTTTAGTGATTATGTAGAATTCGGTTCCTCAACCAACACAGAAAATATACCAACATACGCTTGGTTTTCACAGTACGAACAAACATTTTTTTGGAGAGATATATATTCATATGGGTTTATTGATTCGGAAGGTTTAGGTGTTGATTATCCATTTGTAAATGGTGCGCACTACCCATTTAAATCTGTTTTGTTTTTACAAAAACCAATACAAAGAAGTACAGAAATTGTTACAACAATTATAAACGAACCATTAGTAGACGATTGTGAATAATAACTATTATAGATTTACTTTAAATCCTAACGATACTGAAATTAATATCCCCATTGAAATAACTTTTGATATGGAAGGTAGAGAACAGGCTGTTGAAGAATTTGAAAAAAGTGCGTTACAACAAGTTTTAAACGGTATAGAGGATTTTGAAATTGGTAGATTTGCTCATGCTCCTTGGGATAATGACCCTGAAAAAACTGAAATTAGTTATATCTTTAATTTTTTTAATCCAAACCTACCAACTGATTTTATTTTGAATCCACCATCGTCTACAGATTGGTTAGATGATTATGAATATGCAACCTTTACTAACTCTGAAATTTATTATTTTTCAAATTCATTCAAAGGGTCTTTTTTCAAACTAGACTTCTATGATAGTAAAACAAGTGAAAGTCAAAAAATACTTTTTAGTGTGGTTCTACCAACACAACAAGGACAAAAAGAACCTGGCACTATTGGACCACCATTGAACCCAACAAATGTTATGGTTAAAAAACCAAAATATGTTTTGGATTACACGGGACAAGATAAAGAAGGATTTTTCTTTTATTGGTTAAAAAATCAATCGTACATTTCTCAAACTGATTTTTATATGTCTTGTAAGTTTTTTAACGCAAAAAAAGGACAGTTTGTTAGAATGATAAATGAACCACAATCAAACTTCAGTGGACCAAACCAATACAACTTTGATAAAGAAACATATTTTTATTATAAAGTAACTTTTGACTATGCTAATTATGACTATAAAATATATAGAGAAACATTAGGGACTGTAAGGGTTGGTGTGGGTCAAACAGCGACAGATGCTATAACTTGGTATGAATATATTAACCCATAATGGAATCAGAAAAATTTAGTTTAAAAATATCACCAGAAGTTTTAGCAAATGATTTGTTTGCTTCAGTATACACTGCGTCGACCATTTATGATTTACCTTCAAATGGGATACCTACATCATCAACACCATTTACTGCGATTACTCAGAATTATGTTGTTTATTCGGGTATGTCTGAAATTTTAAGTGGAGGTACTAATGGTTCATCATTACTTACGGGTTTGACATTACCGGTAATGTTTACTCAAACATACAACGATATAGGTTATTATTCAGAGTTTGACGGATTGATGTACCAAAAAGATATTGTTACTAATTTTTTATATTCAGGGGATAACAGTACAAACTTATTTTCTGTGAGTTTATATAATACATCTGGTGATTTTACTGAAAGTTATTTAGATTTTACAACATTTAGTGTTGATTGGGGGGATGGAACTGCATCTCAACAATTAAGTTCAACACAACAAAATCACGTATACGCCAACTCTGGAAATTATGTAATAACATTATCAGGTGCAAATCCTTGGGGAGTTACTACGATATCTAAACCTATAACTATACCGTTATTAAACGCGTTTGTACCTAACCCCAATGGTACAATAGTATTTACACCACAAGGAGGTAATTGGGCTAATATACCAATTTCTTCAAATTATATATTCCCATTAGATGCTATAAATAATGCAAATTATCAAGCGTCTTCAAACTGGACAACAGTACCTTTTGTTGTATCGGGTTATACTAAATCTAAAATACAAGATTTAAAAAGATATGGACCTAACCCGTTTACTGTTGGTTATGTGTTTACTAAAAACAACCAAGTGTACGGACAAATAGATTCTATACAAAACGGAATTACAGGTTATACTATTGAAAACATAACATATTTTGATTTACCTGATGGAAAAACTTTTTATGTAATGAATAGTAATGGGTTAACTGTTAATGATTTAAATGTTTCTGTAATTACTAAAAATGAACAATTATTAGACTTTGTAATGGCACCTCAAGTACAAACAGACATCTATGTTGAAAGAGGTAAATATAGTGCATTTGAGGCGTTAGAAAGGTTGGGTGAAGTTGACAATATAGGTGATTTAGAACAATACGGTTACGGATTCTTCAAAATTAATGAAGCATAAAAATACAGATAAACTATTTATAAAATAAAAAATGGCACTTGGAACATATGGTATTGTAAGACCTTCTGATGTATCACCAGCTGATGTTGATATTATTTTGCATTACACACCGAGTAGAGATGTTACTGACAACTTTTTACTTAAAAAATTAAATTCACAAAGTATATTAACACCGTACTTCCATAATTCAGATACAGGTGGTAACACAGGTGTAGAAGTTCTTGGTGGTTTGTATAACTTAAAACTTCCTGCAAGTGAATTCAACAAAAAAGGAATTTATACTTTATATATTAAACCTGCAGAAATTAGAACAACGATTACCGATTGTGGGGTTTTATCCGCACTACCAAATGTTAAAGGTATTATTATTGACATAAACCAAGTACCTGCACAATTTAGAAATAAATTTACAAACCAAGGGTTGGTTGGATTTAGAGTAGAATATCTTAATTCGGATGGGAGTAAAATACCAAATTTTTATAGAATCGTTACTTCATCTTTTTTCTGTGAACCCGTAGTGACAGAACAAGTTAACTCTTCACAAAAAGCAATAAGATATCGTTATGTTGATAGTGGAAGTGATTTAGTATTTTGTACGTTATCACCGTCATCATCACCGACAAATAAACCAACGGCAACTCCATTTATTGGTCAACCAAACCAAAGTATAATTATTTCTAACACATTCTTTAACCCAATAACTATTGATATTCAAATGGCTGACTACGATTTGGATACTATGGCAATTGCTCTTTACGGAAACCAAACTAAGAGTATGGAGGATGGAATTTATACTCTTTACGATAGTAATAATAACATTTACAAACAATACAACTTATTCGAAGTACGAGATAACTTTAATGAACTACTTTATGAGGTTAGACAAGATAGGGGGTCTAATATAGATTTTAGTAAAAACTTTACAAATATTATTAGTTAATGGCAAATAAAATTTTCTTTCCACCTATTGGAACAAATACTTTCGCAGACAATATTGTCGGGGTTCAAATTACCGATGGAGGGGGACTTACGCAAGGAAATTTTCAATTTACATCCGCAATATATGAAAAATCAAATAGAAAATTTGATACGGGGGTATTTTCACAAGGTTATACTTTAGAAAATCTTAAAATTGATAACATTGAACAAGCTAAAAGAATAATTGAAAAAAACTTTAAAGTTTATCCTAATTATGATTTATCTGAAGTAACAAGTTTTTCATTATATGGTTCTTTAGCAAAAAGATTATCAGCATCCGCGATTAAAATAATAAACAATTTCCCAGCGGCTATTGAAGTTATCGCTCAACATCAATCAGGATTGTTTGTTGGTGACACCGCATTTAATATAACATACGATAGTGTTGAAGATGAAACAACATTTGATATGAATACTGCGTTGTTTAGAAATCCATTCGAAGTTGATTTTTCTGTAAACGCAAAAAGAAATATAGAAGTAAAACCATTTCCTATACACCCAATTAGGGCTTTAACATCTGAGTTCGAAAGTTATTCATTATATTATGATACATTAAATGTAGAGTTCCCATTAACAGATTTCACACCAACTCAGAGTTTATCTGGTGGTACGGTAACTATAACAGTACAAGGGAACCCTTTTAGTGGAGTTAGTGCAACTACCGCTTCTTTAATATTAAAACCTAATAATACAAAAACACAGGAAATTTTTAACGACGCATTTGATGAAGTTGAAAAGTTTCTTTTGAACCAAAATAGTGCACCAAAGTATACTGCGAAATTTTCATACCCTGATTACGACGATAATGGTGTATTAACTTTATATAACCGAAAGGTAAGTTGGCCAATTAATAAATTTTGGAACTTAGATATTACAAGTTCATTATTCAACAAATATCTAGACCAACTTCAACTAATTGCTGAAAAATTAGATGAATATAAAACAAATCTTATTAGTAGATTTTTAATAACTGGCGCATTTAAAGAATTCGATACTACTGACCAAAAAATAGAAAAAGTATTACAAATCTATGGTAGAAGTTTTGATGAGGTTAAAAAGTTTATAGATAGTTTAGCTTATATTAATTCAGTTAACTATCAAGTTGGTGATGATATACCTTCACAATTACTATCTAATTTAGCTCAAACATTAGGTATTAATCCTAACATTTCACCAGTAACCAACGAAGATTTTTTAACTGCGGTATTTAATCCAACACCACAACAAATTTATCAAGGACAAAAAAACACACCGACACCTACCGAACTTAATTATCAATATTATAGAAATTTAATATTAAACGCGGCTTACATGTTTAAAACAAAGGGTACAAGACAATCTTTAGAATATGTAATGAGATTTATCGGGGCACCTGATGCGTTAGTCGAATTTAATGAGATAGTCTATGTTGCGGACACAAAAATCAATGTGGATAAATTCAACCAACAGTACGCTCAAATATCAGGAGGTACTAAGTTTGAAACAACACCAAGTTTAGATAATAATAACATTTTTAGCATTCAAGGTGTTACATATACTGGTTATACAAGTAGTGGGGTAATTAAATTAATCAATACTACTTTAGATGATTACGGTATTGATTCTGACGGATACCCAAAAAGTCCACAACAAACACAAGACAACTTCTTCCAAAAAGGTGCGGGTTGGTTCGAAAAAAGCCCTAAACACCGCTCAGTTGAAACTGTTGATGTTGCAAATTCACAATTCACAGGGTCTAACCCTTATTTAATTACTGAAGTAGCTCCATTTAATTTTGGACAAGAGTATATGAATACTCTTAGAAAGTTCCCTGATATGAATGTTGGGTATACTTTAAGAAGAGTTTCAGATAATCAAAAATCTTGGCCTGTAAACCAAGTTGGAACTAGAAAAAATAATTCTAACTTTAATGGGGTTGATTATTCGGTTACGGATGATAAATTAGTCATCAACTCTAAAAACATAGAGTTGTATATGAATATGGGTCAAGGTATCACATATGATGTATGGGATATGTCTGTGAAATATAACTACCCAATACCTAATTCAGGACTTACTGCGCCTTACCCATACCCTGGTGACATTGATTGGACAATAATAAATCCAAAACCAAAAGAAAAAACATTCTTTGAGTTTGCACAAACATTCTACAACAACTTTATTAATGTAAGAAACCGACAAACAATTTTTGATGGTAAAACCGGAGGATATCCAACTTTACAATCTATCTATTGGAAATACTTACAATCCCAACAAACGGTAGGTATACCGTCCAATGAATACACATATCAGAAAATGATTGATTTTACATTAGGTGTTGGTGATTATTGGCAAAGACTTTTAGAACAGGTGGTGCCTGGAACCACATTATGGTTAACAGGTCAAAAAATGGAGAACTCTATTTTTCATAGACAAAAATATGTTTGGAGAAGACAAAGAGGGTGTCAATTTATACCTGTTGATTGTGTTCCTTGTAAGTACACAGGACAACCATTCGCCTATGATTGTATAGACCAAACACTTCAGTGTAGTTTGATTTTAGATGGTGCAAATGTTTTACAGACACTATTGGCGTCTCAACTTAGTACTAGTGGATATACACAAAATCAGTGTGATTTAAATAGTATAGTATCTAATTGGTATGTAGATTGCCGTTTGGATAATCAAGTGTTAGTACAATCTCAATTCTACACAGGATATGGTATAAATGATTACCCAACCCAAACACAATTATTAAACGCATTAGATACAGAGTTAGAAGAATTATACCAACACGGACTAAACTATTATTTTGCGGGTAATACATTAATTGTGAGTAATTCAACATGTTACGATGATTTTACGAATAGTACTTTATCATTAAACATTGGGTTAGATATTGACATTAATTGTACACCGTCTTCTGCTACTCCGACACCTACACCTACACCGACTCCGACACCTACGCCAACCGCAACACCATCATACGTCAATGCTATATTCAATTTCGGAGCACCAATTACATCAACACCTAATAATGTAAGCTTTGTATTTAGAATAAATGGTGGTTCTTGGGTATATATTAATAACCAAACTGTAGGAAACAAACCTTCATTAACTCAATTGTATAACACATACCTTAATTCGTTTATATCTGGCGATATACTTGAATTTGGTATTTTAAATACTTCGGGTAATAATGTGACTTTCGGACTTGGGGATAACTCAGGTATATATACGGGTTATTGTGGATTAATTTCTTACTACACTTATACTATACCAAGTACAAACTTTGCTCTGTACATAAACATACAAGACACTGGAAGTGGATATGTAATTTGTTAAAATTAATTAAAGAATGGCTTGTGTTTCAGGATTAACGAATGGTGTTTATAGTTATATTGATTGTTGTGGTATACCAAGATATGGTGCGTCAGTTGGTGAAAGTATATGTTTAGATGAAACTTATACTGGTTCATCTGCTGGTGTTTATATTGCAACAGGACAAACTTGTACTGAAAACTGTAATCAAGGACCATTAGGATATAGTTTTATAGTGTCGGGTGTTTGTTCGGCAGCAACAGGTTCAGTAATTTTTTCACCTTTTGGTGGTACACCTCCTTATACGATTGATAACGTCACACCTGGTAGTATATCTGCGCAGACATCATTTGGTCAAATTACATTTACGGGATTAACTGGAGGAACCTACGTATTTAGACTTAATGATACATTAGGATTACAAAATAACGAATTATACATCAATGTTGCGGTTACACCTTGTTTTGAAGCTAATATTATAAACGCTAGTGGAACAACTTGTGGAGACACTAACGGTTTTTTACAAGTAACAGGAACTACAACAGGTTCACCTTATACGATACTATTTTATAAAGATGGTGTTTTACAAAGTGTTGATACAACAAACACATTACCATTTGATTATGATAGTTTAAGTGATGGTATATACTATGCAACTATTATTGATAATGGAGGTGCTAGCGCTAATACTGAAAATGCAGTTATAAGTGCGAGTACGTCAGTTGATTTTGGTTTTTGGGTTGTTAATACTTCAAATTGCACCGTTAACTGGGGTAAATTAGCGGTAACGGGTATTACAGGTAATGGTCCATACACATATTTGTGGAGTAATGGAGAAACAACACAACTTATTACAGGATTAACACAAGGAATTTATTCTTGTACTGTTACTGACTCACTTGGTTGTGAAACTACAAAGTCACAAACGGTTGGAGTGGCGGACCCATTAGGATTATCATTTTTAACTGCGGTCCAACCTACGTGTTTTTCATCTGACGGGGAATTAACTTTCACTATAAGTGGAGGTTCTCAGCCTTTATATTTTTCTGCAACTTCCAGTCAAGTTGGGTTTACATTATCTGACACGTTTACATTAACAGGTTTAAGTTCTGGAAACTATAACGTTTTGGTAAGAGATGCTAATTTTTGTGAAATAGTTGTTAACGGAAACGTATTACCACCAAATGGATTTAGTGTTGTTGGAACAGTCGTAACTAATTCATCTTGTAACATAACTAATGGTTCTATCGATGTAAGTATTGCGGGTGCAAATGCGTTTTATACTTATTCACTTTCAGGTTTAAGTACTAATACAATTCAAACAAACGTTTCACAAAATCAAACTTATTTATTTGATAATCTTGCAAACGACACGTATTTACTAACAATTAGTGGTAGCGGAACTCAATGTGTATATACAGAAACTATAACTATAAGTTCTACTGAAAAGTTTCAAATTAATGTATCGACCACAGGTTCTACTTGTGGCCAAACAAATGGAACTGCAGATGTTTTGTTATCTACAGGATATACTTTACCATTAAACTATGTTTTAAGTAATGGTAATCAAATACTTAATACTACTTTAACGTCTACAACTTATAATAACTTATCTGCCGGTTCTTATACTATTACCGTTACTGATAATGACGGATGTTCCGTTTCAACAGGATTTACTATTAGTAGTGGTGGTAGTTTATTAACGGGTATTAATACCACAAACTGTACCACAGGTAATAATGGTAGTGCATCGGTTGTAATTTATGATGGTGAACCACCATTTAGCTATTTATGGTCAAATGGTAGTACTGGTTCATCAATTAGTAATCTTTCATCAGGTTTATATGATGTTACAATTACAGACGCGTCTGGTTGTACTGACACACAATACTTTACATTAAATTGTACAGGAAACCTTATTAATAATTACCAAACATTTAATCTTTGTACAAATACGTTTACAACAACTACAGGTAACCAAAGAGGTATGTTAGAAATGTTAAATGAAGGTTATTTAGATATAACTTCTGGTTATACTAACTGTACATTTAATTCCGCAGTTTTCACTTGTGAAGTTATAGTTAATGGTAGTGCGTTTACTGAAACATTTTATACTGCAACTACGCTAAATGATGTTCCACAGGATACTTTGTGGCAATCAACAATTGAATCGATACTTTCAGGTATAACTGAAATACAATCATACCAAATAGATTTATTAAATAATACTTTAACAATACTTTCAAATTGCGATGGGGATGTTGACCCTTTGGCTGATGCCGATTTTACATTAGGATTGGAGATTGTTTATGATGTTACGTGTTCGGGATATTTATTCCCTACACCAACACCTACACCAACACCTACGGCAACACCGACTCCTACAGCAACTCCTACACCTACAGCAACTCCGACACCGACACCTACTTTAGCTCCGTTGAATGCTGGTAGTTATTTATTATATACTGCAGATGGAGCACCTTCACCATTACCATCGGTTCCTACTGGTGGCTCATTCTTCCAAACAATACCCGGTCGAGGAATTGGTTGTTTAAGTGCATCAACATATAATCCTGATTTTTTTGGTATTGACCCTATTTGTGGAGCTCAGACTATGGTATTCAAATTTAATCGTTATGATTCCTTAGGTAATGATAATGATATTATATTTAGTAATATTAACACTTCGGGTGGATATATTAAAGTTGAACAAGGTGGGTTTAGTGCAATTTATAGTGGAACTAGTAGTGACTTTTCATATGGTGGTGCAAATCTTGATTTTCAAGCTAATTCACAAACCCAACAAATTTATTCGGCGAATACTACATTCACATCGGCATCAACATTTAATTTATTTATTAGTTAATCGTGCCATCACAACTAATCATATCGGGGGAGACAGGAGGAACACCTCCTTATGAGTTCTATGTGTGTGACCAATATATGAACAATTGTTTTTTACTTGGGCCTTCAGGTGGTACATTCACATTAAATTCATTTTTCTCAACAGCGCAAGTATTACTTATAAAAGTTGTTGATAGTACGGGATGTATGACATTTAAACTGGTTTATTGTCCATTCGATACATTCTTTATATTAACTGAGACAGGACTCATAATAACTACAGAAAGTGGTGATAGATTAGTTTGGATATAGATGTTAATAGAAATTACAGGAGTTACTAGCGGTACAAGTCCATATAATATTTACATATGCGACTCAAATAACATCGGATGTTTTTTTGTTAGTGGAGTTACTACATTTCCACCATCAGTAATTATTGATACTGATAATTTTTTTCCTAGTGAAACGTCGTTTTATCTTAAAATTATAGATGGTGCAATCTGTGAAAAATTATATCTTTTGGATTGTATAAATTATATATATCAAAATAATGTAGTTGTAATTTTTATGGATGATAACAATTACGTTTTCCAATAACTACTTTTCCAATATTTATAAAGTGATATGGCAATTTACGAAAGATTAACTGATAGAACATTAGCAACAGGAGTGACATTAAATGACTTTGTACATGTCGTCATTACCGGCGACACATCTCAAAATGTTGCAGGTTCTTCATACAAAGCAACAATCCAACAAATTGCCAATGCAATAACAGGTACTACCGGTTCTTCAGGAACAAGTGGTACGTCAGGTGCAGGTGATGGACAATTTCTACCACTATCAGGTGGAACTGTAACGGGTAATACTTTTTTTGGTATTACATCAGGGATTACAATAGACCAAACAAATATAAGAATTGGTTTAGGAACTGATACGCCTGAAATGCCGTTAGACATTAGAGCGGGTCAAGGTAGATTAACATTTACAGGGTCTACAGGAGGATTTTTAGAAATGTCAGGTTCAACAGACCTACCAAGATTTCAAGTAACTATTCCACCTTATCTTACAAAACCAATAGCAACATTACAATTGGCGATAAGAAGTTGGGACAACGCAACAAGACCCGGTTATGGTCAAGTAGGAGATGGTATTTTATATGCCTCAAACGAATTAAATGGTTTGAACATAATGAACCGTCAAGGAACAGGAACTGAAGATTATATTAAGTTTTATGCAGGTCAAGATGCAAATGGAACAACTGCAGATATAATGATTGTTGGTTCAGGAGCAACAAGAGGATATGTGGGTTTTGGAACAGAGACCCCAACAGAAAAATTAGATGTTAATGGAAATGCGATAATCCAAAATGATTTTACCGCATCTACAGTGAATATTTCATCAACACCAACCACAGATACAAGTTTAAGTGCTAATTACTTAACAAGAGATTCCTCAACAGGAGACGTAAAAATTAAACAAATTCCTGGACCAACCGTATACGGATTATTTTCTCAAACAGGAAATAGTGTAACCGTAAGTGCCACAACTACTGAAACTAGTATTATTGACGGTGGTATTGGTACACTTAGTGTACCTTCAAATAATTTTACTATTGGTGATAGTTTTAGAGCGGACATTGCGGGTGTTTTAAATGCCGCAAATAATGAAACTATACAAGTGAGAGTAAAATCAGGTTCTGTTATTTTACTTGATACTGGGCCTCAAACTTTACCTATAGTTAGTAATGATGTTTGGACTATGTCGATTAATTTTACTATACGACAAATTGGAGGGTCAGGAGTTGCGTCAATTGTATCATTAGGTGCATTTCACTACACAAAACTAAGTACTGGTAATGTAGAAGGTTTTTCTTTTAATACCGTTAATAATACTACTTTCGACACAACTGTTAGTAATACTTTAGATATTACCGTGGAGTGGGGTAGTACTAATGCTGCAAACTCTATATATAGTGATATTTTTGTTCTGAACAAAATATTTTAATCTATTCATTATCGTAATTTTTTTTATATTCTTTAATTAAAAAAGAATATGAAAATATTTGTTCAAATCGCATCTTACCGTGACCCCGAACTTTTACCAACCATAAGAGATTGTATTGCAAACGCTAAATACCCTGAAAATTTAACATTTGGTATTTGTTGGCAACGTGATGAAAATGAATCAATGGAAGAATTTGCAAATGACCCAAGATTTAAAATATTAGATTACCATTGGTCAAAGAGTAAAGGACTATGTTGGGCTCGTTCAGAAATCCAAAAATTATGGGATGGGGAAGAATACACCTTACAATTAGATTCACACCATAGGTTTTTAAATAATTGGGATGAAGAACTTATTGAAATGATGAAAATGACAGGGTCAGAAAAACCAATCATTACATCATATGCAGGTATGTATAGACCAAGTGATAATAAATTATTAAATGTTGAACCATATAAAATGGTTGCATCAAACTTCACACCAGGAGGAACAATTCTTTTTAGACCACACACAATTGAAAATTGGCAAACATTAGATAAACCAATTCCCGCAAGATTTGTTAGTGGACATTTCTTTTTTACGATTGGTAAACATTGTGAAGAGTATAAGTATGACCCTAACATCTATTTTGCTGGAGATGAAATTAGTTTGTCAATTCGTTCATTTACATTAGGTTATGATTTATTTCACCCACATAAAACTGTTGTATGGCATGAATATACAAGAGAAGGTAGAACAAAACATTGGACCGACTTTAATACGGACAATTTAAGTACAGGTGTTGTTGAAAAACCTTGGTGGGAAATGGACAATGACTCAAAAAGAAGATTGAGACATATGTTACAAGAAGAAGATAACAATATTGATTTAGGTATCTACGGTCTTGGTAATGTAAGAACCCACCACGATTATGAATTATATGCTGGTATCAGTTTTAAAGAAAGAATGTTACACCCGAATACAATTAAAGGAGTTAATCCACCAATAAACGATGAAACAGAATGGTATTTAAGACAAAAAGAAGTATATGATTTAGAATTAGAAATACCATATACTGAAAATTTCAAGTTTATTTATATAGGTGTTGAAGATAAAAGTGGTGAAGTTATTTACAGACAAGATTTAACAACGTACCAAGAAAAATTAAATATAAGAATTGAGGCTTACGAAAAACCACGTAAATGGGTTTATTGGGTTAACGACATAAATGGCGAATGGACGCAAAGAAACGATTATTTATTATGAATATAGGTGCATTTTATCAATCAGGATATAAACTAGTTGCCTGTTATAAAGCTTTAGAACAATTAAGAAAAATTTATCCTAGTATACCTGTTGCGTTATATGAAGATGGTTCAGATATTTTAAAACCGGTTGCGGAAAAATTTAACTGTGTTTATAAAAGAACAGATGTATTAGGTCAAAATTTAAGACACTCTGGTAGACCTGTCGTAGGTCTTGAAAGTAATTTGGCTTGGTTAAAAAGAATTTATGATGCTTGTACCACAACATTAAAAGATGTTGATTGGGTTATTCACTATGAAGACGATGTATGGTGTAAAATGGAAATAACAAAACCACCAAAACATGACATAGCAGGGGCTAATGGACCTGCTTATACGAACGGACTTTATCAATACTTAAAAGATAGATTTAACGTAACGGACGAATCAAGAAACCATTGGTCTCACCTTGGCTCACTCCAAAGTTATGGAGGTTGTGGGGGAACAATTTTTAGAAGAGAGGCATTTATTGATGCTTACAACCGATTAGATGAAATTGATTGGGAAAAAATACAACAATTAGATACAAGACCTATTGAATGGTCTGATGCTAGTTTATCATTTATAATGCAACATGCGGGGTATACCAGCAGTATTTGGAATGATTGGGCACAATACGATAGTAAAAATCAAGGAAATTGGTTCGATAAAACAGGTTGGAGTGTACCAATGGAAGAGCAACCTGATGTAGCTTTTATACATTTATACAAACATTTTTACAATTATGAACCTGGAGACATAGATTTAGATTTATAAAATAAACTTTTGATTATTTATATATAAAGTTTAATCCTGAATGGCAGATGTAATTTTAAGTAGTTGTTGTTACAATATTGTATATAGTGCAACAAGTTGGGGATTTAGTTCAACACCTGGCGGAGTATTCTCAGTTAGTGGTGATTCTAATTTACCTGATGGTTGTTATACAATAATAACAGGTGTTACCGCATCTACCATTAGTTTTGATGGTAATGCACAAGGGGTAACAGGATGTACCGACCCATCCTGTTTAGACTGTTGCTCAAGTACATTATGTATTGACATCAATAATTCGACCTATAGCGGATATAGTGGAAATTACCAAATAATAGGTGGTTATAATAGTTATCCTTATTGGTCAGGAGGTACGGGTAACGCGGGATTTATTTATTATAATGGAACATTTTGGTGTTTATCTGCAACTTTAGGTGGTAGTTGTCTATTCTTTGGTTCAAATCCAACATCATCATTATGTCCTGATTTAGATGAAACAATAATGTACACGGGTAGTTGTTCAACACCAACACCACCTTTAGACCCATGTTCATCTTTAGATTTTGATGTTTTATTGGAATGTGATATAACAACACCTACTCCAACACCAACCCCTACTCCAACACCTACCCCAACCCCTACACCAACACCAACGGCAAACATTTGTAGTGGGTTTACCGCTAATATTACAATAGATACTGTAACGCCTACTCCAACACCTACACCGACCCCAACTCCGACACCTACACCATCAATTACTACATCGGCGGATACGGTGACATTTGTTGTTGATAATGGCTTCTTTGAGTGTGGTAATATTAAAGAATTAAGGGATTGTAACACAGGTGAAATGTACTACATTAGTGGTCCATTATATATTTCAGGAACAAGTGCCACTACAGTAACAACAACAGGTACAACGATTTATGGTATTATAAATGGAAATACTGTATGTGCAACATATATACAAAATAGTAACGGTAGTGCAAATGCTTATGTACAATACATTATAACGGCATATACAGGAAGTTGTTCGGTACTTTGTGTTACACCAACACCAACACCTACAGCAACTCCAACACCGACTCCGACACCTACCCCTACACCAACTCCAACACCAACATATGCGTTTGGTACTTTGTTTGTCTTCACTTCGTGTACTTCTAATAGTATGATTACACAAACAGCTTACCCACCAAACAACTTGTCTGTAGGTCAATTATTAAAAACAACAAGTGGTGATTGTTACACGTATGTTGGAAATTATATAAATTACGTAGCACCATCAGGATTTGTGGTTGCTAACATAAACGAGTTTACGGCAACTACTGCTACGACTTACACTGATTGTGTTGATTGTTTAACTGTGAGTACACCAGCTTCATCATTTAAAACTTGGGACGGTAAAGGAGGGTTCTCCTTGAATTGTCCTATTTGTCAAATAACGGACTTTGGAAAAGGTCTAACATTCTATACCTCAAATCTAATAACAACATTAACAACTGGTGTGTATGTGTTCTCTGATAGCGGATTAACAAGACCTATCGTTGAAGATTACATCCAATACGGAAACTTTATTTATAGTGTTGCTAAAGATGGTATGATAACAGAATATTGTACAGTAAATAGAAATTGTAAGTAATATGTCAGTACTTGTAACCATAAATTCAATTACCTCAGGAACATCACCATATGATATATGGGTTTGTGATGATTGTTCGACAGGAGCTATTTGTCAATACATCGATACGATAACAACAGTACCATATAGTTTTACATTACCTGCGGTATTTGAAACTTATCCATCATATGTTATTAAAATAATTGATGATAACGGGTGTGTCTATTGTAACGAACAATGCTACTATAAACAGTTTGAAGACGGAGATTGTTTTGAATTTATGGACAACATACCATACGAATTTGAATAAACATTGATATATATAAAATAAAATATGGCAACTTTAACATCAAGGACATTAGCAAGTGGGGCGAGTTTAAATGACCTTATACACATTGTAATAACTGGTGACACCTCACAGAGTGCGAATGGGTCATCCTATAAAGCGACTTTAAGTCAATTGGTACCTTTATTTAGTGGTTCAACTAATACGGTTGTTACCGGTGGAACTTACGATAATTCTATTGGAACAGCGACCTTCACTAATAATATTGGAGGTACGTTTGATGTCACAGGATTTACAACAGGTAGTACTGAAGTATTTGTTACGGGTGGTACCTACGATAATAGTACAGGAGATGCTACCTTTACAAATTCAACAGGAGGTACGTTTAGTGTAACAGGATTTACAACAGGTAGTACTGAAGTATTTGTCACTGGAGGTACGGTTAACTCTACGGGAGGAACTGCTACATTTACTAACACTACAGGTGGTACATTTACTATTACGGGTATGACAACACCATTTAGTGGTGGTTCAGGTAACTGTATAAATGATTTATATACTGACAATATACATGCATGTAATGATGAAATTACTCTTTACCATAGAGTCCAATCAATAGGTTCAGATGCGCAAGGAACTTTATCTTTTGCGTTTGGAAATAATGCATCGGCGACTGCTAACTATTCCTCTGCTTTCGGAGACGGCACATTTGCGATTGGTTTATATTCACACGCTCAAGGAGCCAATAGTATTGCTTCTGGTTCTACTTCACATGCTGAAGGTTTAAATACGTTTGCCGGTGGAAATGCATCACATGCTGAAGGAACTGGTTCTATGGCAACCGGAGATTATTCACATGCTGAAGGTTCAAGTACTGCTAGTGGGCAATTCTCCCACGCAGAAGGTGATGGGTCATTGGCTTCAGGTCAATACTCACATGCTGAAAATAAAGGTTCAATTGCATCAGGTAATAATTCACATGCAGGTGGTAATTCTGAATCTAGAGGAGGTCTGTCATTCACACATGGTGACGGGAATTTAGCAGCAGGTGCTTATTCCGTGGCGTTTGGTTCTGGTAGTACTGCTTCAGGACAAACATCATTTGTTGTCGGTGAGTTTAACTTTACACAAGGAAATAGAACCACTGTTTTTGGTGGGGAACAAAATTTAATTTTAACTGGTGATACGGATAGTAGTTCTATTATCGGCGGTAGAAATAATGTTATGAACGGAGGTACCCCATCCGACCCATTATTTGACTCAATTATTTTAGGGGGTAACGATAATTTAGTAAGTATACAGAATTCGGCGATAGTTGCGAGTGAACAATCAATACTCAGTGCTGACCATTCCATTATCTTGGGTGGGTACTCAATTACGGGAACTTCCAGCGAAACAGTATATGTACCCAAATTAGTTTTATATAAAACATACAATTTTACCCCAACTGGTACAACCGACACCACTGTCGGTGAAATTGGTTCTGTGACTTGGGATGATAATTACCTTTATTATAGGGATAACATAGGTTGGAAAAGATTAAGTGGGGCTACTTGGTAATAGAATATGGGACTTTTAAGTGGTAATAGTTGTAATATAATAACATTGTTTCCTTTAGGATTGGAGTGTAACTCAATTAATGCATCAACTCCTCAGTCAAGTAATGGTGTTGTTACATTATATATAACAGGCGGAACACCACCTTATAATGTTACGTGGAATACAGGTGCTCAGGGAACGTTATTAACTAGTTTATCTCCAGGTGAATACACAGCAACGGTTGTTGATTATTACGGTGATTTTACAGGTACTACAACTTGTACTGTAGATTATGATAGTTTCTATTTAGAGCAATTTGAGGATTGTTCTAATAGTGGTACATATGTTTATTATTTGGCTAATTTAGTTGACCCTGAATTTAGTGCTAGCTCAATTTACGAATTAACAACACAAGTTGGTTGTTGGACTAATAGTGGTACTACTCTATATACAGGACAAACTTATATTAATAGTTTTGCTAACATTTTATCAGGACCATACACAGGTTGTACAGAATGTTTGCCACCAACACCACCAACGCCGACCTATCCATCACAACTTTGTTTACAACAAACACAAAATACAACAATAACACAAGTTGATTTCTCATCGGGGTCAACAATTAATAATTACCCTTCTTGGACTAGCGCAACACCATCTTATTTAATGTATTATAATACAGGTAATACAAGATGGGAAATAAGTGGATATACTAACGGTACTGTTTATAGAATTTCACCAACAACACCACCAACTGGTAGTTGGGTCATAACAGGACCTAACGCCTCAAGTACCTCAATTAATGTTGTAACGGGAGCTTGTGGTAATCCACCATTAACCCTTACGGTAAATGCTAATAATCCTTTATGTTCAACACAGGCAAATGGTTCTGTAACTATAGTGGGTAACGGAGGTGTGCCTTCATATACATATTCATTAAACGGAGTAACATATCAAAATTCAAGTACATTCCTTAACCTTAATTCGGGGAACTACACGGCATATATTAAAGATAGTTTAGGTACAATTACCACTCAGTCGTTTACATTAACATCACAACAAAATTTCCAAAACTATAACGTAAATTTAGTTTTAACGCAAGGTAACACCCTTTCTGTTGGTAATTCATTTACTAAAACATCAACTTGGTCGATAAGTGTTTCTCCAAACCCACTTCCTGCAGGTGTTACTGTAAATATGAATTTATTATTTAACGTTGGTTGGACTGGGTACACAGCAACACCTACAATCGGACCAACAATAACTAATTCTATAACAACAAATAACAATCCAAATACTACTGTGACTTTGGTTTCAAGTGGTAATACCACAGGAACAACAATTTTAAGACCTGGTTGTGAAGGAGCATTTATTAATACAAGTGCAAGAACAACTACATACTCAGTACAATTATCAACCAACGGTTTAGCGTCAGGTACTGTTGTACAATATATAAACACACCATGTGGTGAAATTAATGGATGTCCAAACAGTGGAGTTTTAAAAGATACATTATCATTACAGAACATAACGATTTCACCAAACCAATGTAGAAGTATTAGTAGTAACGTTGCACCACAAACAACGACACTAACAAAGACAGGTATTATTTGTGAAACACAATAAAAAAAGAAAAAAAGATATTTATAAAATATGTCTTACATAATTAAAAATACGGCAGCATTAATTAACACGTTAGTAACTGATGCGGGAAGAAAAAAAATATCACAAGGTAAATTTGATATTTCCTATTTCCAAGTTGGAGATAGTGAGGTTTGTTATAACTGTGTTAATAACTTGGACCCTGTAAATTTGAATGTATTGATGCCACAATTTAATACTCAAAATTTGGCACCCGTACCACAAAAAAATAGAATGGAAATTAAATACCCAATCTATTTGGATTCAACATCAGGTAGTACGTTTGGTATTCCATTCGATGCATCGTATATTGATAGTGTATATAACTCTGCAGCGCCAAGAGGTTTCTTTACGGGTTCAACAGGAACACCGGTAACCTATAGTGCATATACATCTTC